TTTTTATTTATTTTTTCTTTTTATATTTCAGTTTCCATGAATAGCCACAATTTAGACATCTTAAAACTCCATTTTCAACCCTTCCTTTTCCAAATAGATAATTCATATCTGCTAAGTTATCACCTAAAGTCAAGCGTTGTTCTAAAGTCTTGTCTATATATTCAATGCTTGTACTATGGCATTTAGGACAATATGGGGTTTTCTGTTTTTCGAGCTCTTCTATTTTCTCTTTCTCCAATTGCATTTGCTTGTCTTGTTCTTTTAATCCTTCCTTCAGTTGAGTAAAGAAACTTTCACCCTTTATAGGTTCTTTATATTCAATCCCACTAAGTTTCAATATATTTTCATATACTTTCTTAAGTTGAAGTGGAATTATAGAACCTTTAAAAACATACTTCCCCTTTGTACCTTCATTGACATCTAATATTAGCCTGTTTCCTTTTAATGTGGCGTCTTCAATATTTTCAAATTTAAAATATAGCTTCATGCCAAATACAGTGTTCCCAAGCACTCCGTTTTTCATTACATATAAATTTAAAGATGAACCTTGCTTTATATCTGCTGGAGCTTCTTCAATAATAGTAGTAATACATGCTAAATTCTTAAACTTGCCACCACCGTTTTTCATTAATTTTTTATACTGCTTTCTATTAATCTTCATAATATACCCCCTAAATTCAATGATGTAAACATTGTACATCATATAACATATTTTGACAATATATTATATATTTATAGGACATATACCACCATTTTGTCTTGTCATTTTATTAATTTCTTTTACTACTTCTTTCCCTAAAGTTCCCTCTCCAATTTTCACAATAACTTCTATTGAACTATTGCCTAGATTATTTATTTTTCCTAGTGAAGAGGTAATCCCTCTTTCAACTGCTTCTGCAATTTTGCTTTCAGGTGCAACTATTTCTCCTTCATGCTTATTATCTCCAATCATTGCTAAGGTAGGATTATTAGCTTTTACATATCCACCTTGTGCAAGTTTTTCAATTTCTGGAATATTGAATCCTATTTTTTCTCCCCCAATACCAGGCACCCAGTCAGGGACATCAAAACTTATTTTATTTATTCCTCTTATTAGTTTATTTATACCATTTATAAGAAAATTTAAAGGTCTTTTTGCAATATCCCAAAGTGCACCAAAAACATTGCTAAATGTTTCTTTTACAGAAATGACTGCACTTTTTATTTTTTCAAAGGCTTTGTTTACTCCATCTCTGAACCAATCACATTTTTTATATGCAGTAACAAATATTGCAATTAACCCACCTATTGCCAAAACAACTAATGTTATAGGACTACGTAAAAGATCAAATGCAACTCCTAATGCAGTAGTTACAGCAGAACCTATAACACAAAGTCCGTTCCAAATAGTACTTAGAGTGTTACCTATTCCAAGTGCTATATTGTACAATCCTTGCACAAGAGTTGTCGATTTTAATTTGTCTATTATTTTTAGGAGAGCACCGCACAAACCACCAGAAATATCAATAAATTCTTTCACTTTGCCAATAGCCCAAGCTGCAAAAAATGCAACAATAAGTTCTGTTATGGCTTTAACAGTTTTTTTATTGTCTTTCATCCAATTTCCAATAGTTTTTAATACATCAGCTAGACTATTTAATACACTAACTATAACCCCTCCAGTCCAACTTGCAATTGGTTGTAAAAAGCTATCCCATAGCCATTTTCCAGCTTCCATGAAAGCTTCTAATATAGGATTTAAAACGTCTAAAGCTCCTGAAAGTAGATTAAAAAAGGCAGGTAATAAATCTGATATAGTCCATTCTGCAAGTGGTGCTAATATTTCATCTAAAAGCCATTTTAAAATCTTTCCTATATTATCAAGTACTGGTTTTATGGAACTCCATAAGCCTTCCCATACTCCTTGCATTTTATCTCTAAACTCTTCATTACTTGCATAAAAAGCAACAAAGGCTGCAACTAATCCAGCAAGTGCAATTATAACTATAGTTATAGGGTTTGTAGTTAGAAGAGCTATAACTCCTTGTAAGTTTTTGACCCATTCAGCTACTTGTACTATTATTTTTAAAGTTCCTATAGCAACTACAATTCCAAGAACTGCACTACATAATTTTTGTACCTTTTCAGGACTATCTGCTAAATTCTTTATAAATTCCTTTATTTTTTCTAGCAATGGATTTAACCCTTCTGCTGCACTTGGAAGTAAACTTATAAACCAATTAACTACTGGAATTATAAAATTATTGTATATAGATAAAGCTAAACCACCTAAAGCTATTCCTATACCTGCAATATTCTCAATAAATTTTTGTACTGCTGGATTTTTTAAGCTTTCATAAAATCCACTTAAAGATTTTTTAGTATTTTCTACTGCTAAGTTAAATTTATCTGTTACCCAACTTCCATCTTTCTTCCAAGCATTTTTAAAAGGCTGAAAAATAGTTTTAAAAATTTCTTTCATTTTCTTTGCTAGTTTTTCCATCTTCCCATCAAAGGCACTTGTATCAACATCTGCAAGAACTGGAACATTAGATTTATCATTATCACTATCATTATTGCTGGATAGTTTGTTTATCTCGTCAATTCCAGCTAATCTATCAACTGCTTTCTTTGTTTTTTCTGTAGTATCTCCATATGCTCCCATAGCAGCCTTTGCGTCAATAAGACTTTGAGTTGCTGCTTTGCTTTCAGCATAAGTCTTTCCAAAGATTGCAGATGTAAAACTTGCTATATATCCAGTTAGTTTAGATAATGCTGACATAAGGGTATTTATAGCTGGGAGAATAGCTTGATATATAGCAGTAAATGCAACCCTTAGATTTGTTTGTATTTGTGCTAATGAATTTGAAAACTGGCTATTAGTTTTTAAGGTTGCAACCATGGAAGATAGCAAACTTCTTATCCCTTTTACAAGTGAAGCTATTAGAAGCCTGTTTATCACAATCATTCTTGCATATCTTTTCATAGTAGACATAAGATTATCCATTCCACTTTTAGTCTTTTTATTTCCTATGCCTAACTTATTCAAAGCACCATTAAGACTACTAAGTTTATTCTTTGCATTATTACTTTTATTGCCTAAATTATTAACTCCTTTAGAGGCATTATTGGCACTATCTCCTGCTCCATCCAGTTTGGCTCTCAAGGTATCTATTTCACTTCTAAGTTTAATTGATCTTGAAACAAGGCGATCTAAACTGCTTTCTGTATTTACAATCTTTTTTTCAAGCTTACTTCTACTATCAGAATTGAAGGTACTATTAAGTTCCTCTTTAAGTTTTTGCAGTTCTTTTCTGGTAATTTCAATTTTTTTATCTATTATGTCAGCTTCATTGGTCTTATCAAGAATTTTATCTTCTAGTCCTGAAGTATCAATAGTTGGAGAAATTTTGCCTTTACCAAAACCACTAAAGAAACTTTTTTTAGTTTTTTCAACTTGCTTATCCATTTCTCCAGTAGCATTTTTGACTTCTGCTTTAGCCTTATTCATAGCTTCTTTTAGAGGTTGAATAGTGGCTGATATTACAACTTTTAATTCTTCTAATGTCATTTATTTTCCCTCCCTTCTTTTACTAGAATTAAGTCTATTTGCTAAGTTATGCATTCTGTTTTTATGTAGTTGCATTTGTATTTCTAAATTTTTCTTTTCAATTTCTTTATTTTCATCCTCAAATAATTCTGGAAATAATTTTGTAGGAGGAGTAAGTTTTGCATTTTTATCAAAAAGACATGCTACATATTCACCTATTTGTTTTGCCAATACAGTGTTAAGCATTATTTCTGTTTTTAACTTTGCTTCATAATCCTTTCTTTCAATTTCTTTTTTTCTGTTAAAACTCTCTACTAAATCAAATATCTCTTGTAAAGAACTCTCCCAAAATAAAGAAGAGCTATACCCCATATCTAAAAAAGTAGGGTATAACTCTTCAATTAAATCTGTTAAATTTCTTATTCCATTTCTTCCTTGGCTTCTGCAAGCTTCACGTCCATCATCTCTGCTTGGTCCTCTGTAAAAAAACCTGATACCTGATATATTCCCATAAATACATCTGTAAAAAATTGAAGTTGTGAACCACCCTCTTCAATGTATTTATCAAACATCTTTTCAACATCAACTTGCTTTATTCCACTATGTTGTTCTTTTAATGCTGCATGTGTAACTGTAAGCATAATAGATAATGGAGGCATATTTTTTGAAGTTTCTAATACATCCATTAACCCCATTTTTAATTTTTCTTCAAGCTTACATATTCCTGAAGTTGATAATTTTAATTTATATTCTTCTCCTGCCACATTCCATATTTGAAATTGCTTTCTTGCCATAATATTTATTCCTCACTTTCATTTACTTCTAATGTTTGTTTGCCAATATCTAATTGGCTATTAACTGGGATCTGTTATTTCCATACTATCTACTGTTAATGTTGCTGTAAATTCAAGGGCAGCATTTACTCCGCCTCCACCACGTTTTACACTTACATAAGCGTCAAATGTATATTTAGTGCCATCTGGAAGTGCTTCTTCGAATGTAAGCATTTCACGTTCTTCTTGAGCTTTCCTCAAAATTCTATAAGGTGATGTTTCTGAACTGTTTTCATAATTGAATACATATTCTAACTCTGAATAATCTCCTATTCCTGGCTCATATCTTTTATGGGAATCACTTAAACAAGTGACATCTACCTTTTCAGGTTCTTCTCCATGCTCTGGCACCTCCTTTAATCCTGGAAGATTTGTAAAACTTGAAGATACACTTCCTTTCTTCTTATAACCTAATGTAATTCCATTTGCTAACATATATTTATCACTCCTTTATTCGTTATAAACTCTCATAATATTTACATCAATAATTCCTTCAAATCTCATTATTTTATGTTTAAAATCTTGTTCTATTGGACTATCAATGCATTGTGTCCTTTTAAAACCTAACTTAGAAAGCACCTCATCAACTGCTACTGCAATATCAGAAGTGCTTTTATTATTCCAAATATCTATTTTGTATCTAACATAAGCTAATTGCTCTTTATCATCTGTTTTAACTTTGGTTTTGTTTTCCTCTTCTATATATTGAATTATTGGAAAGCTGACCCAATCAGAAGGGTAACAGTCATTAACATTATTAGATATTTTTTTTAGTTCCTTATATATCATAGGCTTTATGTTAATCATTCAGTCACCTTCTCTATTTCGGCTTTTAAATCATCTGCTATATTTTTAATTATTTTATCTTCATTGTCTTTTAAGGCTGGATACATATATGGATGAGCATATTGTCCTTTTGTTTTATATCCAATTACATTCCCATCTTTGTCCTCAACAACTCCAAAGCCATAATTTTCTGCTATTTCTCTATCCATTGCACTTACTGGAATAATCCAACCTTTAGACTTATATATAGGATGAACATTTGGAGAAGTACCTTGATGATGAGCTTCTCCATTTGGACCAGTTCCAAACTCAACATAAGTTGCATATTCAAGGTTAGTACTCACTTTACCTTGTATTGTCGTGTTATCAACTTTTTTAGTTTCACTGATTATGCTATTTGCTAATTGCCCATTACTATACTTAAAGCCTGTACAATTTTCTTTTGCAGCATTTTGTACAAGCTTTATGTTTTTGTTCATTGATTTCTCTAGTTTTTCCATAATGTCATCAGTTAACTTATCTACTTTAAGTATAAACTTAGAAGTGCCTACAATATTTTCACTCATAATATTTTCTCCAGTTCCAATAGTTTATGGCTTGTATATTCCTTAATGGAGATAATTTTATAATCAGGCTTTTCTATTGCTCTTGCCTTGTAACATATTCCATCACCTTCATTAACTTCAATATTTCCATCATAAAGCATATTCATAATATAATTAAGCCTTTCTCCATAGATTTCAGCTTGAAGCTTTCCACTGGCTGGATAAATATAAGCTTGAATTTCTGTAGCATTATCCTCAAAACCTTGATATTTGCCACCTTCATCGTCTTCAACAATAGTTTTCTTTTTTAAATAGTAAGTTTTCTTATTCTTTACTCTCATTTGCAATACTCACCGCCTTAAGCCTTCTGTAAGCATTTAATCTATTTTTTATATTTTCAGGAATTTCAGCACTATAAGATACACTTATAGCACCTTCACTCCTGGAACTTTCACCTTCATTTCCTTGCCTATTGTAATAGATAATAGCAAGTTCTCTTTGAAGTCCTTCCATTCTAGGAAGTAATTTATCTCTATTTGTATAATCTAAAATTTCATTTTCAGCATCTTCAAGTATTTGCTCTAGTAAGCCATCTTGTGAATTATCTGAAATGCCTAATCTTAGCTTAAACTTTTCTAGCATAAAACCACCTCATTTATAAAAGAAGTAGCATAAAAACTACTTCTTAACACAAATTTGGATGGCATCATGTCTCTTGTTTAAAATGAATACATCTTCAAAAGATTCTTCAAAATAAACATATTTACCTTGGCTTAAAGCTGATGGCTCTTCCATTTGGGCAAATGAATAAGATACAATTGGTAATACTGCACTTGGATGTACAAGTATCATTGCCATATCTTTAGCACCACTTGCTGCAACAAATCCACCTTCTTTTTGACCTTCTGTCTTACCATCATTGAATGTATAAGCAGTCTTAAATAAAGCAGTAGGCACACTTTGAATATCAACTTCATCAAGTCTTGAAACTGTTCTTGATAGAACTTTATCTCCATTATTTCTTACAATAGAAATTGCAGTGTCTAATAAAGTTTTAGTGTAAGTATCCACATAAAGTATTCTTCCAGCAAAAGGCACTAATCCTTCATCCATTTTATCCATCATTGCATCAAACTTATTTAATGCAGATGTTGAAGTTAATGCAGCACCTTCAGGTGTTATTGCTTCAATCTCATTTTTAAGTTTGTATAAGCTACTAAACATCATTACATCTAGTTCTGGGAACTTTTGTGTTTCGTTCATGGTTTTAGTTATATTTGAGATTGAAGCTACCATATTAGTTTGATTTACATCTTGAGGGTGTACTAATGTTTGCCATATTCTATGATTTTTAAGTGTTTTAGTTTCCCAGTCATTTGAAAAGTTTTGTGAGAAATCACCTATTTTTGTTCTATCTCCATCAACTCTTCCTCCAGTTGATAGTATAGGAATTTTTATAGTTTTAGCATCTTGAACTGTGTATTTTTTATCATTTTCTGTACTCCATAATCTTCCTGAGTAAAGTACATATGGATAAGCATTCGCTAATTCTCTAGCATAACTTTCAGCATAATTTACTGTCATAATTAATCAATCCTTTCTTATTTATTATTTTTAGGTCTAACTCCTGTAAAGTTAAATCCAAAGGTATCTGCTTTATTATTTGAGTTACCGCCTTTTGGAGGATTCCCTCCTCTTAGCTTTTCATTAACTGCTTTACCTACTGCATTTTGAAAAGCTTTTTCTACTGCTTCTATACTTGCATTACAAGTTTCAGCAGATTCATAATTAAGTATTTCTGCTAGTTCCTTTGGAAGTTCTTTCTCTGCTAAAGTTTCAAGTGCTGTTGCTTTAAGCTCTCTAACAGTAATATCTTTTTCTCTCTTTTCAAGTTCAGCAATTCTTTTTTCTTCTTGATACTTAGCTTTTTCATCAGCTTTCATCTTAGATAACTTTTCAGCTTCTGTTCTAGCATTTTCAAGTTCAGTAGCCTTTTCTGTATCCCATTTGACTTTTGCAGTTTCAAGAGCTTTTGCAACTCTTCTATCAAATTCAGATTGGTACTTTTTATCTTTCAATATATCATCAAAAGATTTTTCTCCACCCTCTGAATTTTGGTTACCTTCTCCAGCACTTTCACCATTGCCACCATCAGCCCCAGTGTTAGCACCACCATTTACTCCTGTATTAGCCTCTAGTAATCTTCCCATGCCTAGCTTTTTTCTTAAATTACAATTATTAATGAACATTTTTTATTCCTCCTAGCCCAATATGTTCTAAGCCCATATTGTTCAATTATTCCTCACAGTTTATCCTCATAAGAGTTTTGGAGCAAAATAAAAAGCCTTATTGACTAATTTGCAATAGACTTTGTATTTGTTTGTTGTATAAAAGATTTAATTTTATCATATCCCCAGCCACAATCAATTAATCCGCTTACTAGCATTTCCATTGATTTAATTGCTTTTAATTCTTCTTCATTAAAGCAACTTCTTAAATCTGCCTTTTTATCTATCCCATATTCTTCTCTTAACTGTTTTGCATTTTTACTAAATAATGCTTTATATATGCAATTAGTATAAGTTGAATAAGCGTGTCCATGCATTCTTTCATTTTCACTAGATTGTTGAAGAGCTTTTGTTAATGCTTGTCTTACTGCTATTCCCTTTTCTCTTTCTATCAATTTACCTCTTAATGCTTTTTCCATAGCATTGAATTGTTTTATATAGCCTAATTTGAACTGCATTGCTTTTTCACCATTATATCCCATAACTAAAAGAGTAAATCCATCTCTATTCATAATATACATTGGGTTCTTTTTACCATTACTTGCTATATAGCTATCTTCACAGAATAGAGCCGAAAATTCGGCTGTACTGATATTATTACCTATTCTCCTTATATCTTCTAGTACATGTTTATGTTCCTTTTCAAATGTTTCTGCAATATCTAAACTTGTACATACTGCAATTTCATCTTTATTTACTTTCTTAATTTCTACTAACATTAATATTCCTTCTTTCTTTTGATATTTTTAAACAAAAATAAAAAGCCTTATTTCTAAGACTTTAATTATTTATTGTATGTTCCTAGT